CGGGGTGAGGTGTGGGAGGCGAATGCCAACATCATCTATGCCCTGCGGTGGACCGCGACCCTGGACGGGCGGACCTCCGCTGTCTGCCGCGCCCGGGACGGGGACCTGGTGATGATGAACGGCAACGCCCTCCCCCAGGGGGCGAGCGCCCTGAGCCCGCCGGAGGCCCGGCCCCCGGCGCACATCAACTGCCGCAGCGTGATGGTTGCGGTGTTCAGCCCCGAGGGCATTCTTGGGGACCGGCCATTTGTGAGGGACAAGCGCGGGAGGGCAGAGCGTGAGCGGGACTTCAGGGCACAAGCCCGGGCGGAGGCAGGGGACGCATGGAGCGGGATGTCAACCGCCCAGCGCAACGCGGCCATCGCCCGACAGCGCAACGCATGGGGTGAGACAAACATCGGCCAAGTCCCCAGCGCCACCACCTACCAAGAGTGGATGCGCCGACAGCCTGTGGAGTTCCAGGATGAGGTCCTGGGCCAGACAAAAGCGCGGCTGTTCCGGCGGGGCGAGCTGACCCTTGACGACTTTGTTGACCGCGCCGGGCGCGAGCTCACACTGGATGAGCTCCGGCGGCGCTTTCCCCGGGCCTTTGAGACCGGCGGCGTGAGCTGAGACACCAACACTGCGCCCCTTGCCCCCGGTGCGGTGTTGGGCTACCTTTGGGGGCACTGCAACTCCACCCAGGGCGATCCCGGGGTGAGCGATTCACAGGAGAGTGACACATGACTGTTCTGAAGCACGAGGTTGACGGCGACAGCTTCAACACCATCCCGGAGAACCTCCGGGGCATCTACCAGCCCAAGGAGGGCGCTGACGGCACCTACCATGTCCCCGAGGCGCTGCGCCCGGTGGCAGACGCCATCACCGGCCTGTTCCAGGCCAACGGCAACATCCGCAAGGAGAACAAGGAGCTGGCCAAGAAGGGCCAGATTGACCTGTCCGGCCTTGAGGACTTCGGGGAGGACCTCCCCACCATCAAAGAGAACATCCGCGCCAAGCTGGAGGAGCTGGAGACGGCTGCCGCAGCGGGCAAGGAGGGCAAGCTCAACGTGGACAAGGTCCGCCAGGAGATGAAGGCTGCCCAGGACAAGCTCCTTGCCAAGGAGGCGGAGAAGCAGCAGGCCCTCCGCAACACGGTCCACAAGTATCTGGTCACCTCCGGCGCGAGCGAGGCCCTGGCTGCCGAGGGTGGCATGGTGGAGCTGGCGATGCCCTTTGTCCAGCAGCAGATCAAGGTGCTGGAGGAGGACGGGGAGTTCAAGGCGGTTGTCGTGGACGCGGACGGGGACCCGCGCATCAGCGGCGGCACCGGCCAGCCCATGACCATCCGGGAGCTGGTCCGCGAGATGAAGGGCCAGGAGAAGTATGCGCCCCTGTTCAAGAGCGAGGCAAAGGGCGGCGGCGGAGCCCTCCCGGGCAAGACCGGTGCAAAGCCCGCCCCGGCCCGCGCGAACGCCTCCCCTGTGGACAAGATCAAGGCTGGGCTCGCGGCCCGCAACCGCTGAACCCTCCACTCCTCGGGCAGCTCCGCCAGCCTCCGGCCACACGCCGGGGGCTGGTTTGCGTTCTGGCTTGACCTCGGGCCAATTGTCGGGTATATCTGGGCAAGCCAACAAACCCTCCAGGGCGATCCAGGAGGCCAGCGTGCGATGCGCATTCGGGCTTTTTGTGAAACAACAACTCTGGAGGACAGGGCATGGCATCCGTCACCCTTTCTGAGTCCGCAAAGCTCGCTCAGGATGAGCTGGTTGCGGGCGTCATCGAAAACATCATCACCGTCAACCCGTTCTTCGACGTGCTGCCCTTCGATGGCATCGACGGCAACGCCCTCGCCTACAACCGTGAAAACGTCCTTGGTGACGTCCAGGTGCTGGGTGTCGGCGGGACCATCACGGCGAAGGCGGCTGCGACCTTCACGCAGGTCACCTCCACGCTCACCACGATCATCGGTGATGCCGAGGTCAACGGCCTCATCCAGGCCACCCGCTCGGGCGACGGCAACGACCAGCAGGCTGTCCAGATTGCGTCCAAGGCGAAGTCCGTGGGCCGCAAGTATCAGGACATGCTGGTCAACGGCACCGGCAGCTCCAACGAGTTCGACGGCATGCTGAACCTGGTCGCCTCCGGCCAGAAGGCGGTCACCGGCACCAACGGCAAGGCGCTGGACTTTGAGGTGCTGGATGAGCTCATCGACCTCGTGACCGACAAGGACGGTGAGGTGGACTACTTCATGCTGAACGGGCGCACCCTGCGGAGCTACATGGCCCTGCTGCGTGGCCTGGGCGGCGCGAGCATCAACGAGGTGGTCACGCTGCCCTCGGGCCGCGAGGTCCCCGGCTACCGTGGCGTCCCCATCTTCCGCAACGACTGGGTGCCCATCAACCAGACCAAGGGCCTCGGCTCGGCACAGACCACCATCTTTGCCGGCACGCTGGATGACGGCTCCCGCATGCACGGCATCGCGGGCCTGACGGCGGAGCAGGCGGCTGGCATCCAGGTGGTGCCGGTGGGCGAGAGCGAAACCAAGGATGAGAGCATCACGCGCATCAAGTGGTATTCCGGCCTCGCCCTGTTCAGCGAGAAGGGCCTGGCGGCGGCGGACGGCATCACCAACTGAGGCGGTGCCCCGCTGACTGAGACAACGGGTGCCCGCTCCTCCCCCGAGGGCGGGCACCTTTGCTAGGGAACAAGGAGACGCAACATGGCCATTGTGGCACACCTCGTTGAGCGCAGCATCACCGCTGGCGACAACGGCACCCGGGACGGGATTGTCATGGCCATCGTGGCCATCAACGACGCGGTGGACACCACCGGAGCCCTCATCCAGGCCCGGGCGGTCACCGTCCTCAACGCCCAGGGGCACGACCTGCCTGCTGGCTACTTCGACACCAACCGCGCCATCGCCGCGACCTTTGACGCCGCAGGGGACCTCGCTGTGTTCTCTGGGCCCAAGGTCCGCGAGGTGGTCGCATAACCAAGGGAGACGGCAGCATGTCAATCATCACCCGCAAGCTCACTCTGGCGGGCGCTCACCGGGGCAAGACCATCGGCCTGAAGGCCGGTGACAAGGTCTACCAGTTCACGGACGGCTCCATGGAGGTCACGGGACCCTCCAGTGACGTGGACAACCTCACCAAGTTTCTCAACCGCTGCTACCAGGCGTTCCCGGACCCGAGCCGCGAGCTTGACGACGCGGTGGAGGCAATCCATGGAGGCGGCGATGCTGCTGAAGCTGAGCAAGATGAACCCGGGGCGGGGGATGGCGACACGGGCGGGACCCAAGACAATGCGGGCGGAGCTGGTGAACCGGCACCCGAGCCCGGCAACCCCGCTGAAGGCGGCGGACATGCTGAAGCCCAGCCCGGGGAAGCGGAACCAGGACGCGGCCATCAGGGGGACGGACAGAGCCCCATTGCTGCGGCGCTGAGCAAGCTGGACCCGGCTGACGATGAGCACTGGACGGCGGACGGCAAGCCCAAGATGACGGCCCTGGAGGCCATCATGGGCCGCTCCGACATCACCCGCGCCCAGGTGGACGCGGCAGCGCCGGGCTTCAGCCGCGAGAAGGCCCGTGGCTAAGGGCACCGTCATCCGGCGCTCCGGCGCACAGTCCACCGGCTCCTCTGTTGGGCCGGGGACCAGCCGTGGCAAGGTGGAGCTGAAGCTGCCCGAGGAGGGCAACGTGAGCATCCGCCGGGCGGAGAATGGGGTCATCGTGACTGTCTGGGACGGCTCCAAGAAGTATGACGACCCCGACCATGAGCGGACGTTCGTGGTGGACAGCATCTCAGACATCACCATCAAGTGAAGGAGAAGGACATGAAGAAGGGAATGAAGCCCCGGGGCAACCCTGGCGCAGGCAAGCACATCGGCGCGGTCAAGCCCACGGCCCACTCGGCAGGCTCCCAGAGCCCCCGGCCCGCGACCGGCTCCCGCAAGCCCCCGGCCCAGACCAAGCAGGCCTGAGCCGATGGGATATGGCAAGAAGAAGCCCAAGGGGCGCAAGGGCGGGAAGGGGAAGTGACACATGGCGTTCACCGTCCAAGATGACAACGGCCTGGTCAGCGAGGCGAACGCCTATGCTGACCTCGCCTTTGTGCGTGACTACCACGCTGACCGGGGGCTGGACCTGACCGCGACGGCTGACGCTGCCCTCCAGGCCGCCATCATCAAGGGCACCCAGTTCGTTGACACCCGCTACGTGTTCATGGGCGAGCGCCGCAACCGCGACCAGACCACAGAGTGGCCCCGCCGGGACGCCTATGACCGGAGCGGCTACCACATTGAGGGCGTCCCCCGGGCTGTCAAGCAGGCTGTGGCGGAGCTGGCGCAGAGGGCACTGACTGAGTCCCTGATGCCCGACCCTGTGCGGGATGAGACGGGCCGCACCGTCCTGTCCAAGAGCGAGGGCGTTGGCCCCCTCAAGGAGGCTGTGGAGTATGCGGGCGGCGCGGCCTTCACCTTCCCTGAATACCCTGCTGTTGACCGCCTCCTCCAGACTGCCGGCATCATCCGCTCCGGCCTCACCGCAGTGAGGTCCTGAGCATGGCCCGGTTTGATCGCTCCATCAAGACGGCGCAGAGGCTCATTGCCAAGAACGGCCAGGACGTGCTCCTGCGCCGCTTCAGCGATGCGCCCCCGCCGGACGCGGACAAGCCGTGGCGCACGGGCTCGCCCTCCCACTCCGATGACGCAGTCAAGGCTGTGTTCCTCAACTTCGGGGACATGGGCGAACGCTACATGGAGGGCGCTGAGGTCCAGATCGGGGACAAGCTGGTGCTCATCGCGGGCGGGGACCTCACGAGCCCCCCGGACCTGCGTGACCGCATCTACCGCGACGGCGGCGGGCCGGATGACGAGGGCTGGAGCATCCTGAAGGTGGTCACCCTGGACCCGAACGGACAGCAGGTGCTCCACCAGCTGCAGGTGCGCCAATGAGCCTCAAGACGCCCCAGGCCCGCGATGAAATCCTGGCCCGCTTCTATGATGACTGGCGCTCCAAGTCCGGCCTGGTCTGGTCCGGGGGCGTCCCCCGCGTGTTCTGGAGCGCCAAGGAGGAGGCCAAGGCCAACGGCCCGCGCTCCGATGAGCCCTGGGCCCGGGCCACTGTGGCCCACAACATCAGCCCCCAGCGGACCTTCGGGGAGGAGGGCAACCGGCGCTTTGAGCGCCTGGGCATCGTCACCATCCAGGTGTTCACGCCCATGAGCATCGAACAGTCCGTGACCCTTGCGGAGGAGCTGGGCGTCATCGCCCGGGACGCCTTTGAGGGGAGGTCAACCCCAGGGGGCGTCTGGTTCAGGAACGCCCGGCTACAAGAGGTTGGGCCTGACGACCCATGGTGGCAGCTTAACGTCACAGCAGAATTCAACTATGATGAGCTCAAGTAAGGAGGCACAAGATGGCCAACAAGATTGACAGCAACATCACCGGCCTCCGCTATGCGGATGAGGTGATTGGAACCCCGGGTGTGCTCATCGGCAGCCCGGTGTGGAAGCCGCTGGAGCCGAACACCTATGGGGAGTTCGGGCCGCAGGTGTCCATGACCGCCCGCAACCCCATCACCCCCTCGCGCCAGCGCAAGAAGGGCATCGTCACGGACCTGGACGCCACCGCTGGCTTCCAGAGCGACTTTGTCCAGGAGAGCCTGTATGACCTCATGCAGGGCTTCTTCTTTGCCGACTGGCGGGAGAAGGCGAACAGCCTGCCCACGGCGGTCACTGGGACGGCCTACACCGTCACCACGCCACAGGGCAACAACTTCGCTGCCGGCAACCTCATCTGGGCCTCGGGCTTCTCCACCCCCGGCAACAACGGGCTCAAGAGCGTGTCCAGCGTCACCGCAACCACCGTGGTGGTGTCCGGCCTGACTGCCGAGGCGTCCCCGCCCACGGGGGCAAAGATCACCAAGGTGGGCGTCCAGGCAGCCTCCGGCGGCATCGACGTGACCGTGACCGGCGGCGTGGCTGTCCTGGGCTCCTCCACGCTGGACTTCACCACCCTGGGCCTCATCCCGGGCGAGTGGATTTTCATTGGCGGTGACACGACTGCCTCCCAGTTCGCCCAGGCGGCCAACAACGGCTTCGCACGGATCAAGACCATCACTGCGAACGCAGTGACTCTGGACCGCCAGCCGGGGACCATGGTCACCGACGCGGGCACCGGCAAGACCATCCAGCTGTTCTTTGGCCACGTGATCAAGAACGAAAGCGACCCGGCGCTCATCAAGGCCCGGAGCTACCAGATGGAGCGGAGCCTGGGCGCGGGCGGCTGGGAGTATGTCCTGGGCTGCTTCGCCAACACGCTGGAGATCAAGGTCACCACGGCGGACAAGGTCACGGTGGACCTCGGGTTTGTCGGCATCGACGCGGAACAGCGCACCACGGGCGAGGGGGCCAAGGCGGGCACCCGCCCGGACGTGCCCGAGCAGGGGGCCTTCAACAGCTCCAGCGACTTCTCCCGCCTGCGCATGCTCAACGAGGACACGGCGGCCACGCTGTTCACCTACCTCACCGAGCTGAACGTGAGCATCAACAACGGCATTACGCCCTCCAAGTCCATCGGCACCCTCGGGGCGTTCGACGTGACCGCCGGGGACTTTGTGGCCGCCGGGAGCGTGACCGCATACTACACCAGCGTGGAGGCGGTCCAAGCCGTCCGCGCGAACAACGACATCAGCCTGGACTTCGCCATGGTGAAGGAGAACGCAGGCTGGCTGTTCGACATCCCGCTCATCAGCCTCGGGGACGGGCGCGCGAGCGTGGAGAAGGACACTGAGATCAAGCTGCCGCTGACGATGGAGGGCGCGGAACACCCGACCCTCCACCACACCATGCTGGCGGTCAGCTTCACCTACCTTCCAACGGCAGCTGACTAAAGGAGGACATCATGGCAGCACCTGAGAAAGACAAGGCACCGGACGCCAAGGCCCTGAAGGGGCCGGAGGCGCTCTTCAAGCCCAGCGGCAAGCTGGAGCAGGAGGGCATCTGGCTGGACTACGGTGACTTCCGCATCAAGATCACCCGGGCGGGCGCGACCAACGACCGCTTCAAGAAGCTGATGGAGGCCAAGATGAAGCCCCACCGGCGGGCCATGGCCAACGACACCATGGACAACAAGGTGGCTGACCGCGTCACCCGGGAGGTCTGGGCGGAGAGCATCGTGCTTGGCTGGGACAGCGCGCTCGGGCCCAACGTCATCCCCTACCAGGGCGCGGGCTTCCCGTTCAACGTGGACAACTGCATCAAGCTGTTCACCGACCTCCCGGACCTCTTCATTGACGTCCGCGAGCAGTCCATGAAGATGGGCCTGTTCCTGGAGGACACGGCGGACGCTGACACGGGAAACTGAGGGCGGTCCTGCGGTATGAGCTGGAGCACGGGAAGGCAGAGCGGCGGATTTTGGGGGCGGTTTACCACCGGGGCATGGCCCCACCCGAGTTCATCGCAAACGCCCCCGTGCTCCTCCCCGGGCTTGAGCTCTACTATGACGCCTTCCAGGAGCTGAGCACGTGTCGGCCCTACATCGGACTGGAAGGGGTGCCTGGGCCCATACCCTGGACCGCCATTGACCGCTACGGGCTGGCGCACGGGTTTGAAGAGGAGGGGTTGAAGTATCTGGTGAGGATGATCCGGGCGCTTGATGATGAGTTCCTGGTCTACATGAGGAAGGCAAACAGCGGTGGCAAGCCCGGAACAATTCAGCAGGAGGATGGGTCAGCTGGGGGCCCAGGTGGCGAGGAACGCTGACCGCACCGTGCGCATGACCGCGCTCGCTGTGGACCAGGCGGTTGTCCTCGCCACGCCTGTTGACAAGGGCCGCGCCCGCTCCAACTGGCTCGCTGAGCTTGACTCCCCGGCCCGGACCACCGTGGAGGCATACGCCCCCGGGGAGGCGGGCAGCACCGCGTCCGCCAACACGGCGGCGGCAATTGCGCAGGCCCAGGCCACCATCGCCCTGTATGACGGGGACCGCAACCAGGCCATCGCCATCAGCAACAACCTGCCCTACATCATGCCGCTGAACAGCGGCTCCTCCCGCCAGGCCCCGGCGGGGTTCATTGAGAAGGCTGTCCAGGCGGGCGTCAGCCAGGTGAAGGGGGCGCGGCTTCTGCGATGACCACCGAACGCATTGACATCATTGTATCTGAGCGCGGCTCCCGTGTGGTCCGGCGCAACATTGAGGACATCGGCGGCTCCGCCCGGACGGCGGGGGGCGGTGTCCAGTTCCTGCGCATGGCCCTTGCTGGGCTCGGGGGCGCATTCATCGTGCGTGAGCTCGGGCGTCTGGTTGACCAGTTCACCTCCATCAACAACCTCCTGCGCGTCACCGCCGGGAGCCAGCAGATTGTCAATCAGCGCTTCAGCGACCTCCTGGGCATCGCCAACCGGACCCGGGCACCGCTGGACGCCATCGTGCAGCTCTACCAGCGGGGCTCGCTCGCGGCCAATGAGCTCGGGGCGTCCCAGGCGGACCTCCTCCGCTTCACTGAGAACGTGGGCCTGGCCCTCGCCCAGCAGGGCGGGAGCGCCGCTGCGGCCTCCGGCGCGCTCCTCCAGCTGTCCCAGTCCCTCGGGGCGGGCATCGTCAGGGCGGAGGAGTTCAACAGCATCCTTGAGGGGGCCTTCCCCATTGCCCAGGCAGCAGCCCGGGGGCTGGACGCGGCGGGCGGCTCTGTGGCCCGGCTCCGCCAGCTGGTCATTGAGGGCAAGGTGTCCTCCGATGACTTCTTCAGGGCGATCCTGTCCCAGACCGATGAGCTTGAGGCCGCGTTTGCGAACACCACGCCCACGATCAGCCAGGCGTTCACCGTCCTCCGCAACAACCTGGTGGCGACCATCGGGGAGCTGGACCGGACCCTGGGCATCAGCAGCGCGGTGGCCTCTGCCATCATTCTGCTGGCGAACAGCCTGGAGGTCCTCGCGGGCGCGGCCATCGCCGCTGCCGTGGGCTTCGGGGCCTTCAAGCTCGCG